GAAGCACTTTTAAAGACAGTGATTCAGTCCTGTTACACTTCTGGTGGTGATCCTTCAACAGTCATGGTTGGCCCAGTTAATAAAGGGAAAATCTCTGGCTTTGATGGTAGATCACAAGCTCGCCAGATGATTGCAAAAGATGCAATTCAAGGTGCGGCTCATCTCTATTCTTCTGACTTTGGAGAATTAAAAATAATTCCTTCAAGACTCAGTAGAGAGCAATCCTGTTTCGTGCTTGATCCGGAGTTCTGGAAGGTTGCGTACTATCGTGACTTCAAGCAGGAGGAAGTGGCAAAAACTGGTGATGCAATTAAACGTGCATTGCTTGTTGAGTACACTTTGATTGCCGCCAACGAAGCGGCTTCAGGAATTGTTGCTGATTGCACAATAACATAATTTATGCAATCTCCGTCTAAAAAACGGTTGTTAAGTCGGTCGCAGGGGAAGCAGGAAGTCTTCTCCTACGACCAACATGACAAAACCTACACAATCGAACACAAAGAGGATGTTGAACCTCTTATTAAACTCGCAAAAGATATGTCGGAGTTACAACCGTCAAAAGATTTGCGACATACAGCAGTTATTCCACAGTTTGTTCTTGATCAGAGTTTGCGAGAAAAGTGGACAAATGCAGATTGGAAGAAATGGGCAAACGATAGTGACAATAAAATGTTTCGGACATGGAACGGAAAAGTCTAAATGGCACTAGCAAATTATACTGACCTGAAAGCGTCCGTTGCAGACTTCTTGAACAGGAGTGACTTAACATCTGTGATTCCAGACTTCATCACAATGGCAGAAGCAGAGTTAAATCGGACATTAAGAGTCAGAGAGATGTCGGTACGAACACAAGCACCAATTGACTCTCAATATGTAAAACTACCAGACGATTTTCTTGGAATGCGGAACATTGATTTGCTAACTGATCCAGTGACTCCAATGACCTATAAGAATCTTCAGAATCTCGATATTCATCGAGCAAGTGATGCAACTGGTAAACCTATTTATTATTCGATTATGCAGAATAATATCGAGTTTGCACCTGCACCAGATGGTGATTATACGATAGAGATTGTCTATTACCAGAAAGTTCCATCACTCTCTGCAAACTCAACGAACTGGTTATTAACTGACCATCCAGACGCATATCTGTATGGGTCTTTAATGCACTCAGCACCATATCTCCAAGCTGATGAGAGAATTGGTGTCTGGGCTGGAAAATATCAGCAGGTCATTCAGCAAATCACAACATCGGATGAAAAAGCCAAATTCTCTGGTTCAACTCCTTCGATTCAATTTACCCCATTTGGATAAAACATCATGGCAGGACTAACTAATTACCTAGAAGATAAAATAATGAACCACGTTTTCGGTTCAACTACGTTCACAAAACCTACAAATTGGTATGTTGGATTATTGACTGCAACTCCATCCGACTCAGCAGTAGGAACAGAGGTAACTGGTGGAAGTTATGCTCGTCAGGTTTGTGCTTTTACGGTAACAGGCACAGGAACCGCACAGGCAGCTAATACCTCCGCAATCACGTTTCCAACTGCAACTGCGGATTGGGGAATTGTAGGATGGGTAGGAATCTATGATGCTCTTGCGTCAGGTAATCTTGTTGCATACCAAAATCTGCAAAAGTCAGATTTTTCGACTACTACAACAAAAACGATAAATGATGGTGACATTTTTAAGTTTAATGCAACCACCATCAAGATACAACTTGACTGATGCTAGGTTTTGGTTCAGCAAATTTTAATCAAGGAACCTTTGGTAAAGGTGTCATGCAGGGACACACTGACCTTGATGCAACCTCCACAGTAAATACGTTTGGAATTGCACAATGGGAATCTGTACACTCCGAAGCAAAGTCAATTTCGACTGTTTTAATGTTTGGAGGATTAATTCATGGAGCAACTGGTTATATGCAGGGAACAGGAACAATGTACTCGTATCCGGTTTTTACATGGGCTGGTTTTGGTGATATAGGAACAGAACAATCGACTATTTTTACTTTTGGACAAATTGCATGGGATGGACAATTAGTAGCCGATGCAACATGGACAACACAAACAATAAGCTAATATGGCAAACACAACAAATTTCGCAGTAGAAAAACCAACTGTAGGAGGATATAGAAATTCTTGGGGAGGTACGATAAATACTGGACTCGATAAAATTGATGAACTATTACATTTAGCATTGCCACTTGGTACGATTCAGATGTATCCTCTTGCAACTGCTCCAACAGCAACTACAAATGGAGGAGAATGGTTACTTTGTGCCGGAGGTTCCCTAGCAAGATTAGGTAACTATGCACCACTTTTTGCTTTGATCGGCACGACTTATGGAATAGGTAGTTCTTCAGATTCATCCACATTTTCCCTTCCAGACCTAAGATCAAGGGTTCCAGTTGGATACAATACAGACTCTCTCTCTGGCAGATCAACCAGAGCAATAGCGGCTGTTGCAGGAACAGAGACTCATACTCTCCTAGATGCAGAAATTCCAAAACATCCTCATCCAATAACTGATGACGGGCATATTCATCCAATTGATCCTGCAACTACTCACTTCCATGTTGGAGATCAAACTGGTGGAAAAACCGGATCGAAGGCATTGACAATAACTGATCCGGGTCATAGTCATGAGTTTTGGACTGTTGCAGAATATGAAGGTGGTACTACACATTATGAAACAGCCTTTGATGCTGCTTCTACCAGATCAAGAGATTTAGTTGAAAATAGCACAACTGGAATTACCATTGCAGACCATGATCACTCGTTGACTACTGATGCAAAAACAACCGGAATTACAACCACCCAGACTAATCCTGCCCGTATTACGACAACTGATGAACAATCGGTTGGAGATGGGCCGCATAATATCATGCAGCCATACTTGGTGGTCAACTATATTATTTTAGCAAAGCACCCAACATTCTAGGAACTTATGAGTACGATAACATATACAGTCAAAGTTGCATCTGCTAAGTTCACGATTGATGATGCAGTTGCCCCGAAATTAAGCTTCAGAGATGGAGACACATACGTTTTCGATCAAGCAGATTCATCGAATACTGGTCATGTATTACAGTTCTCAATAACATCGAATAACTCTGGATCAGCAGAGTACACAACCGGAGTTACTAAAACCGGAACAGCAGGACAAGCTGGAGCAAAGACCACGATAGTAACTTCTGGGAGTACGACTGACACTCTTTACTATTATAGTTCTGGTGGAGGGACATACGGAGAGGAGTTTAGCAACTCTGGATTTAACACTACCTCAGAAGGCATTCTGAAACCAATTGTCGGTGCAGAAGCAACGTCTGAAAAATGGGGGCCAATGGTCAATCATGCAATCGATCAGATTGTAGACCTGACTGTACCAAAGTCTGGAGGTACTTTTTCTGGCAATGTGGTGATGGGGGCTGACCTTAAAGCAGGAACGATCAAAGCAGCAGATGGCACTGCTGCCATCACGATAGCAAACAGTACAGGGAAGGTCACAGTTGCAGGAGACTTACAGGTAAGTGGCACTACTGTAACGATAGATGCTGCGACTCTAGTTGTTGAGGATAAGAACATCGAGATGGCTAAGATTGGTACACCTACAGATGCCAATGCAGACGGAGGTGGAATTACCTTGAAAGGGAATGCCACAGCACCTTTTACAGACAAGACAATCCTTTGGGAGAACGATACAAACCAATGGAACGTAAATCAGAAATGGACTGAGAATGCTGGTTCTTCAGCTTGGCACAGACCATTAACAACAATGTTAGGATTAGGATAAGGAGTAAATTATGGCAATACCAAGTGGAGGAGGAACTGAGGTTCTTAAAGTAGTATATGAAACATATACAAGTGGGACAGTAAGTCTCTTAACATCTGGGGCTAATGAAATAATTACTATATTATCCATAGTATTTTGTGAAATAGGGAATGCAGATGAGGAACTGTATTTGTTAATTGATGCTGCAAGAAATGATGTTAGTGGTACTGCGAGTCAAGATATTAATATTCTTTTTGCAGAACCTATAGGAGCTAAAAAAACCTTTGTATGGAATGATAAGTTTGTTTTTTATGGTGGAGATGTTCTTAAATTTTATGCGGGTTCGGCTGGTAGTATTGACATTACTGTTAGTTACATTATACAGGATTGGAGCTAGGAGAAAACCATGAGTGGAATAATTGGCGTAAGCCCAGATATGAGAAGTGGGGTGGTTGGTGCGTTTCCTACTGGTCAAGTTATACAGGTGAAAACTCATTTACCCGCTAATCTCAATAATCCCAGTTCATCAAATTGGCCTAGTACAGCACTTGGATTTGACAATCCAATACAGAGTAGTAGTGGTGTGTTAGTAACTTTTAGTGCCACACTTGTAAAAGAAGTCGACAATAGCAATAGCTGGACAGATCATATGAATATATACATAAATGGTGGAGGTTTTAGTAGTACAACCGATGGGCCTAGAATAGGTGATGGTCTTTTATATAAGGTTTACTTGTATGTCAGGGATTCGTTTAGTGGATCGGCTTATGATTCGGCTCCCGACAGTACAACACCTACTTATAACCTCTATTTAACTATTAACAATTCTCTTAATTTGGGTGTTTATAGTCCCCACTTTGTACTAATGGAAATTGCTGGATAAAATAATTATAAGGATAAAAAAATGATAACACAAATTGGCCTTAAAGAAGCCATATATTCTTTAACTCCAAATATATCATTCACATCTAATAATGATGGTATTGATGAATGGGATTTGAGTAATACTGGAACAACGCAACCAACAGATGCGGAAATAAATGTTGAGATAATTCGTCTACAAGCCGAATACGATGCTAACCAGTACCAAAGAGACAGGCAATATCCAAGCATAGGCGATCAACTAGATATGCAATACTGGGATTCAGTAAACGGCACAACAACATGGAAAGATGCAATAGCAAAAGTGAAGGCAGACAATCCAAAGGAGTAACCCATGAGCAGAGCAGAAGAGAATCGGAATAAATGACCATTGAAGAAGTTGATAAGATCATATCCGACCTGAGAAACCAGATTCCGAATCTGCAAGCACAACTACACCAAGCAGAAGGATACAAGCAAGCATTAATGGACATGGATAAAAAAGAAGAAAAACCTACTAAAAAAACTTGAGGTCGAAACTTTCGTCTTCAACATTGAAAATTAGAACTACAACTCCCATATTTCAAGCAACATAACACAACAATTAAAAAAGGATACTACATGAGTATAGAAGAATGGATCGAAATAATGAAAACTGTTGGTGTCCCATCGGTAGTATGTGCTGCCTCTTTTTATTACATCTTTAAAAAGGACATTTGGAGCCAAAAGGAGAGAGAATCATTCCAAAAGCAGGATGCTGAAAATGATGATCGTATTTTCTTGTTGGCAGAACACAGTAATCAAGCATTGAATAATATGAGTAAATCAATGGATGCAAACACTGCTGCTCTTGATCAATTCAGACACTTATTAGTTAAAAATAACGGAGGAAGATAATGCCATTTTTAGTACCAATTTTGACAACAACAATTAAGGGAATTATAACTTCCTTTTTCACTCAGAAGATGATTGAGGAAATTATTTTCCAGCTTTTACGTTATGCTGTCTCCAAAAGTGAAAATACACTTGACGATAAAATTTTGGAGATTTATGAGCAGAATCGTACTAAATAGCACCGAAAAGGTACTATTTTACTCCGAAGAACATTTTGTAAGATTACTATCGTAGGACTAGCTATGCTTATTACACCAAATTTTAGTACGGACGAGATGGCCTGTTCTTGCTGTGGCAAGAGTGACATGGATGGGGATTTTATGAAGATGCTCCAAGCCTTGAGAGAAGAAGCAGGATTTGCTTTTCGTATTTCCAGCGCAAGGCGTTGTGAAAAGCACGATGCTAACGTGTCAAGCTATAAAAAATCGAAAGCTGGGATTCATACATACGGAAAAGCAGCAGACATTTTGGTGGGTCATGTGAACACAACAAAAACGCTGGAATTGATAAAACAAGCCCAAGACATAGGTTTCACAGGTCTGGGACTAGCCTTGCGTGGGGCAAGACCCAAACGCTTCATACATTTGGACAATCGTGGAGTTGACTTTTCTTTACCAGCCGTCTGGACATACTGATGATATGGAAGTTAATCTTGATCCTAATAGCAATTATAATATCTGGATGTTCTCATTCAACAAGGGAACTGGGTTTCTGGAAGGATGTATATCCAAGAAATGTTTCGGAGTGGCAATGTGTAGAACAAGAACCACCCCATCATTCCAAAAAATGTAATGGAAGATAATAGTGAAGTTGAAATTGAACTTACTCTTGATAGCGGCTTTGTCTGCGATTTTATTCCTGACTTCAGGTTGCAAAAAAACACCGCAGATCACTCCTCAGTTTCATGGGGATTACCCAGCAGCCGAGATGCGCTCAATGTGGGCGTTTTGTGTGAGGAATTTTCAACTGAAAGCTCCGCAGACTCCACCATTTTTAGTAGCACAGATGTGTGACTGTTATATCGATGAAATGAGAATGTCCCATCCACATTCACATATTAATAAATTAAGCGATAATGAAACCAGAGAAATGGGTCTGCGGTTAATAAAGGTTTGCAATATCAACCCTGAACCAAAGAAGGTCTGATGAAACTTGGCATTGCAAAACGATTTGCGTGTGAAGTTGAGATTTTCTCTGGAGATAAATTAATAGATAAATACATTGCACTTGAAAACGATTTAGTCACAAAAAATCCATTAGGTCATCGACCACTCCAGAATATAGAATTTGAAGATAAAAAAGTTGAAAATATAAAATACAAGACATGAAAGAGGAGAGACTGAGCCAGAAACAACAAGAACAG